AAATTGCACTTTTGGCATAATACTTGCAAATTATGGTCATTATCAGTCCCACCGAGCCTACGCGGTATAATGTGGTCAACGTGTAACTTTCCGTTATCTTGACCGCATTGTTGGCAACAATAACCGTCACGCTTGAGAATCCTTTGCCTAATTTTTGCCCATTGACTAGACGTACCATTGTCAACAGCTGAAACCATTAGTGCCACCCCTTGTCTTTGAAGTGTTTCCATGCTAGGCAATAGTCGCCCTTATATCTATGAGCGATGTACCTCATACCCCAATCTATCTGAGTGTAACCGTCTAAGTTCTTTAGCTTCTTGTTACGCAGCTGTGGGATTCCGTAATGACTACCATTAACAGCTCTAGAATCGAACCTAGATTCCTTCATGTATAAGCTATAAGCGCATTGGTATTGGCTGTCTTTAACTACTCGACTGTGTAAGTAAAGCTTGTAGTTATCTTTAGATGATTGCGTACTAGCCCATGTAGGACTCGGTATAGCCCACGCTAAACATAGTACGCCCGATAGTAGGACTCGCCGCGAGCTCGCCCCCTGTGGGGCTCTCGTCGAGAGAGTTGATCGTACCGAGTGAGTCAAATACCGCGCAAGCATGAGCGTAATCTTGGGCGTGTTCAACAGGGTGTGGATAACTTTGCGTAACTGTGGATAACTTCTCATAATGGTAACCTCGATCTATAACTGTTAAGTGCATGAGTTACCGCGCCACTACCCGAGAATATATCCGTCACTTCGTCGCCCTCGACGTAGCCCATAGCGTCCAGTACCCAGTGAGTCCACGCCTCCGGCTTAGCTCCGATAAATCCTGATCTCATGGGAGCAGCTGATAAATAGTCTTTAATGTGAACGCCAGTAGTCCACCCTCGACGCTCTTTAGCGATTTTAACGATTACCGGTTCCCAGCTATTAGTTACCCTAGAGCCACTTGTTACCGAAGCTGGTTTGATCCATGACATGACCCTAATCCCATTACGCGAATCGGTATCTATAACGCTTAAATAGGTACTTAGCGAGTGTACGGTCATGGCAATAGCCCACGAATCATAATTAGCATTAAGTTCATGAACTAAATCTGTATGCGATTTAGGATCGTCCCATTTTCTTGCTTCAGGGTGCGAATCAGCTCGACCAATTCCATATCCGTCACCGCAGCCGTCGCCGTACCAGCGATTAGCGCGACCTAGATATGGCGGATCAGCGATTGCCAGCTTTAGGTTACTCATCGCACTCATGAGCCTTGTTATAGTCGAAGTCGCAGTAGTAGCAGCCCATTTCAGCTGAGCATTTGCGACAGGTATAGCGCATTTGTATTTCGTTACAGCAGCCAGTCACTTGGCTTCTTAGGCTAATTCGGTAATAATCATTAGAGAACGGCATTACTTATCACCGCCCCAGCCTGTACCGCGAAAGATAACCGCTGGAGCTGTAAACACTCGGTTCATTGGGTAGCTGCAACATAATGGCGATAGATCGCTGTTACTCGGTATCGAGTGGCTCATCTCAAGCTCACCGCCGCATTGGTCGCAGCGATATAGGTAACTAGGCATTGACTACCTCGCCGCCTACCGATAGGTAAGTAAACTCGCAATTTTGACACACGATTTGAGCAATAGGTACGACTCCCGTTAGTACCATGACCTTAATGTCCGGCGCTGTTTCGCAGCCGCATTTGATATTAAGCTGTGGCATTTAAATCACTCCTAAAGAGATTAAAGTCAAAACGACAGTTCCAGTTAATAATGAAAGACCCAAACAGATAAATGCGAAACCCAGACCAATTTCCATAAAATCTAAATCATTAAACATTTTTATCACTCCCGACTAGGCAGACGCCCATAACGCCGCAAACCGTACACTCGAGAGTCTTAACTCCCGGCGGAAGTAAATCGGTCACTATGCGTTCGACCTGTAACGTTTCGCGCTTACAGCGCCGACACTCAAATTTCAATTTTTCCATAGTTCGACTCCTTTAGATTTTCCATTGAGTTTAGATTGTGTTGACTGACCCACCAGGATTCCGATTTATCGTGCTTAAATCGAGATGTTTTAGCTGCTCGAATTGGTATCCAGCCCTTGACGTAATAAGTCGGTGATTCGCCTACGACTAACACGGCTAGATCGTCAGCTCGATCTCTAGGCTGTAATATCAAATGCCCGTCTAACCATCGAGTGTGCTTAATTTCGATCCTGTTACCTATGTCAGCTCGAACTTTAAACTTATCTAACTCGATCTTAAAGTCAGTAATCCCAAAGAATTTAGCTGCTGCGATCTCAGCTCCAAACGCCTCAGCTGTACGCTTGATCGAGTCGTGTATGTTCCCGCGCATGGCTTGATCATGAAAGTAAAAGTTTTCCTCGCCTTTAAACTCGCAAATAAATGCAGCTGCCGCGGCTTGAACTTCCTCGTCCCTAGTAAGCGTAATTTTGTTTATTCCCATATCGCACACGTCCGAACATTGTCCGGGCAGACCCAGCCTTTAAAGGGACGTCCAGTTTTTCCGACTCCCTCTTTCCGAATCATGACGCCATGACCGCACTCTTTCGGAGCTAATACCGCACCAATAGATTCGATCGTTTTTGTCATGTCCCACGGATCATAAGAACCATTAGGTAGCACGACGTTATTATTCTTATCTAGGACTGTTGGAGCTGTAACTATTGGACGTTCGACCCGTTTCATTTCCTCAAACGATGGTCGATTCTGATTTTCGCTAAATTTGGATAATCCGCCCGTGTGTAAGGCTCGACCTATTGCTGAGGTCGATCCGTTCTCAAGTGGAAAACGATTAGCGTTCGATCTGATTTCCTCGGCGAAATCTGTCGCAAAAGGTAACTCGTCGGTTACCTCTTTGTAAATATCCGTCTGGACGATGTAGCGAGTCCCGTCCTGAAATACGATCTTTACGTCGATACGCCCATTAGGGTATTTAACCCAGAATTTTTCGATCCGCTCAGCTACCGATTCGTAGCCCTCTAATGGGATCGCCATTAGAAGCTCCGAACGCGATCAGCAGCGGCACGAAGTCCAGCAGCTCGCCCACGGTTAAAGCCGTCTTTAACGCCTTCTTTAAATCCAATAGTCCAACCGACTAAAAACCAGCCGATAGACGTAGCGATAACTACCGCCGCTAATTCCAATATTGTAAACATGTTAGCTCCCGATTCCGGGTGCGACTTATTCGCTCCCTAGTTATAGGGTGAACTAAAAGTCTGACATTTACAAGCCTTACGCGTATTTAACGGCGTGTCGAGTTGCTTAATATCAAGCTGTAAATTTCATCGACACGCTTTTCGAGACGGTTTACTTGATCCTTGACGGACGAACCGGAGTTCGGCTTTAGCTCAGATAAGTAATACTTAACTAAATACCGGATACCGCTTAGAAACGCAACTAAGAGCGTGACTATTGCCACGCCCATAGCCGCCCAGTCGCTTGCGTTCACTTAGCCTTAGCCCCAAACGCAGCGTCTTTAGGATTCGAGTAACGCATTAAGACAGGTACGATCCCAGCAAATAAGCCCCACGCCAATTTTTTGGGATCAGTTTCGCCAGTCATATAAACCGCCAGCATTCCCGCAATCGCTGAACGACCATAACTAGCTGCTACCGCTTTTAGCTCTTTCATTACTTTTCTCCTAACTCCAGAGCTTCGATTAGCTCTCGGACTTTTTTTGGACTTACGTTGATTTCAAAGTGCATTTCGTCCTTGCGTTTTTGATAATCGCCGCCCCAAAATAAACCGTACTTCCGAGCGAGCGCCCGGATCATTGGAACTTTCTCAGCTGGAAACGTTCCGACTTTTCCGAGAATATGTTTCGTAGCGTTCAGATCAACGGCTGTTCCGGACGCGTGATTGCTCAGCTTGTCAGCTACCCCACGAACTGAACGAAAAGCGTATCCCCAATCGTCGAGCTGTCCGCCGTCTAGCGGCTCGATTAGCTCGTTGAACTCTTTGCAGAATCCGACGATCAAAGGTGCGACAGCTTCGGCGCAGCGAATCTTTAAATCAGTCCCGGGAATTGCGTAAGACTTAATTCCGATTTCGGCTTGATCCTTTGAAGCCGTCCAGCCGTTATAGCTCGTTAACTTCATGACAGCAATAACGCCGCTTCCTCGGCTGTAATGCCAAGTTTCTCTAATAACGCAGCTTTAGCGATTTGAGCTTCTTTTGCCTTTTCCGCTAATTGGTTTGCGATCGCTGCATTTTTTTCAGTTTCGGCAATTTGTTCGGGCGAATAATCTAGTTCTGTTTTTTCGCCTGTGATTGCGTCGATGATTACTTCTTTTAAGTTAGTCATTATGCGGCTCCATAGATATACATTGTTCCAGCGTCGAAGTTACCTGATGATGAAATAAGACTAAAAGAGGAAACTACCGATGATCCTGTATAAATACCTTGACCCTCAGCAATAAACGCCGCAGCGTCGGAACATTGTGAAGTATATTGAATAGGCTTCACGCCTGTTCCGTTAGCTCCTTGAATTACCATTTGCATACTTACAGCGGCTGCGGTTGTACCAGAACCAACGACAGTATTTAACGCGGTTTGACTATTTAGAGCTTGATACCATTCAGACCCGTAAATACTTGATCCTTGGATACGAATTGCGTTCGCCATATATTTAGAAGTTGAATCGCCGTTTAATCGAACCGTATAACTAGGATTCGAATTAGTTGTCGATACTCCGTCAATAAAAATTAAAAACTGGTTATATCCGCTAAGACTTGAAATCGTAGCTGTCGCAGCTCCTAAACTTGAAAGAGTGGTAGTCGAAAGTAAAACGAAACTTTGAGCAGTCGCGGCTAACGTTTTCCACTCTGGAGCGGTTGCGCCTGAATTTACAGCTAAAACTTGATTAGCTGTACCAATTCCTAAACGTGTTGGAACTGTTGCGTTACGATAAATAATGTCGCCCGCTGTCGTAAGTGTTGATTTCGCAATCGCCGCATTTGCCGTCGTATTGGCTGTATCCGCTAAGTCGTAAGCTGATTTAGTAGCTGTCGGAGTTGAAGCTAAAACGCTTGAAGTGGTCGAAGTTGAATCGCTAAGCTGTACGACGCCCGCTGCGCTTGTAGTAGCCGCACTTACGCCAATAGTTACAGCGCCAGAGCTGCCGCCACCGGTAATCGGTGCGGTTACGTTAACGGCTGTTATATCGCCGACGTCATTAGTTATCCATGTAAAATCCATGTCTGTATTCGTAGCCTTAGAAAGGATTTGACCAGTCGTTCCGCCTCTGAGATCAGCCATTGACGTATCGACTGCCTGACCAAATACCTCAAAGTCAGCTGGTAAATCAGTTACTAAGTCCGTCGGCGTTGGCATTTGCCAGCCGAAGTTGCTCGTTGGGTTTGTCATGTTTTCTCCTTATGCCACGACTAGCGCGGTTTCCCACGTTAGCGATCCGGTTATAGTATTCCACGATTCCGCGATTGAAACCTGTTCCCACTTCATAGCTTGAAGCGAATAACTAATCGGCGAAAGATTTAAAGTTACAGCGATTTCATTATAGGAAGCCTTAAACGTCCAGCCCTCGACAAATCCTAAAAACGTACCGGACGCCATGTTTGGCGGTAAGTCGCTAATTCGAAGCGGTAAGCCCATAAATACGTTTATCAGCGAATCGCGATCCGGGTCGTCGAGTTCTGGATTTGTAAGCTGGTAAGTAATCGACGTGAAGTTCGCTTGCGGCGTAGCTCTTAGGGTTAAGTAAAAATCGGCTTGATCTTGCGCGTCCGTGGCGTGTTTAACTGTCGTAGTTATGACCTGAGCTAGACGCCCGTAAATGTCAATTGAGTCAATATCCTCAGCGCTTACTTCGTCATTTGAGTTAGTGTTATATTTTAAAGTCACGTCATTACGAACGTCGCCAGCTCGAGTCTGAATCTTAAGCCCGTTAAAGAGCGCGTGATTAGCTGTTACGTCTGTGTATCCGTTAGTAGCTAAATAGATCGAACGGTGAGTCGAATCGGCATAGGAAATTAGCCCGGACGCCGACTCGTATATGTAGCCCAAACCGCTAGTCGCAAGCGCTGAAACCAAAGAATAAACGTCTGTTCGATCGGCTGATCGTTGAGCTAGTTCATAATTGCCTGGTCGATCTATTTCGCCTAGTCCGACGTTCTGAGCATTAGCCCACGTTTCAGCTGGATCGTAGTTCTGCCATTGTAGCGCTGCGGGAACTTCGCCCCAGTTATTTAATAGTAAATCTTGCAGGATTTCCCAGATTTGATCGCCGTCGAAATCTTGATTTAGAACGCCGTCGGTCAACGCTTTAGGTAAGCGGCTTAGCGCTCCTAGAGCTGTAATGTTAAGAGTTTGATTTATAGCGACGTTACCAGCTGTTGAAACTTCGATCCCAAAATCGACGACAGTTCCGCCGAAAATAGGGACGAAAGTATTAGTCGAATCTTTTAACTCGATCGAGACTGAGTCGTTTATGTTTATGTTGACGATCGCCTGATTTAGATTTATCAGCTGTAAATTACAATAGCCCGCTTGCGCTTGCTGATAGATATTATCGCGACCGCTGGCGATCGTTAGATTTGCCAGAACGTACGTCGTATATTCGACGCCCTGAATCTTTACGCGCCATACTGGATTGAATACGGTCATATTGCTAACGCCCTAGCGCCATTAGTTCCGCGATAAAAACTATCGTTTAGAGTGTTGACGATTGTTCGAGCTGTACCCTCGGAGTCGATTGCTCCGGATACGTTAACGTTAATAGTCGTCGGCGGTACGTTGCCCGCTTCCATTTGACGAATTCTGAACATGGCTTCACCGACGGCGGTACTAGGCGGCGCAACTGGCGGGATAAATCCGGATTCTCTTTGACGGATTGCGAACATGGCTTCGCCGATGTTTCCAGTAGTTCCACCTAAGCCCGCTTTTAATTCGTCCACGACGGTCGCCGCCGCTGTTTTAGCTGCCGCTTTAGTCGCTTCTTTTGTGATGGTTTCGGTTTCTTTCGCTACTTGAGCTGCTACGTTTCCTGCCTCTTTGGCGATTTCAGCTTTAATAGCTGCTGCTGACTTTGGTGTAACGCTGGCATTTTTAGCGCCACCGCTTAAGTTAATTTCTGGGATTAGAGCTAAGTCTTTTGATCCGGGCTTAATATTGTTAACGATGTTATAGCCACGAATAAGCAAATTGACCGCGTCTATTGCTAAGTTAATAGCTGCGACAACTCCTGAAATAGCAAGGCTCACGCCGTCGATTACTATCGAAACTCCCTTGAACGCAAGCCCTAAAGTGGTTCCGATAATTGGTGCAAGGATTTTCGCAGCTCCACCGATAACGCCGACGACAGCTCCAAAAAATGAAAACACGGCGTTATTTTCCTCGACGAAATCTTTTAGATTTTCAAATACTGTGCTAACGCCTTTAATGACTGGAGTTAAGGTAGCCTTGAAAATTGGCACTAAATAATCCTGAATAAATCCCCAGAGCGCTTTGATTGCTGGAAGTAGCGTGACGCTAAGTAATTCGGCGTAACTTTTAAATAGTGGAAACACGTTTAGCGATATGTAATCCCAAAGATCGGTGAATACTGGAATAACTGAATCGTTAATAAAGTCACCGATATTTTTAAAAACTGGTTGAAGTGTTTCGCCAATTTCGCCCGCTAATTCTGTGACGACTGGAATAACTTTATTGACGAATAAAGTAACTAACGGAGTAATCGCGTCCAATACGAAAGACCCGACGGTTTCTTTACCCTCATCGAACGCCAGCTTTAAACGATCCATTTTGCCCGCGAACGTTTCGGCTTTTTCCGTAGCTTGTCCGCCAAAAGTTTCCGCGAGCTTTGCGGTGATTTCCTCAAGGCTCATAGATTTAAGATCAGCCGCCGCGATACCGATTCCGAGTTTTCCTAGCGCTCCGGTATTGCCCTCGACCGCTTTACCTAACGCATTAGATACGGCTTCGAGTGATTTACCTGTACCCGCTGAAATATCAAACGCTAAACTAGCTAGTTTTTGAGCCTCTGAGACGTCGCCAGTTGCTCGGGTTAATCGTTCTAGGGCTGGACGTAATTCCTCGTCTGTAATGCCTAGCGAAAGTCCCTGAGTGGTAATCCATGACTCGGTCGCGGCTATCTGTGCGTCGGTTGCGCCTGTGACATTTTCTAAAGTAGTTGCGAGCTTTGCTTGAGCGGCTTCGTCCTCGATCGCGGATTTAACGCCGTCCACCAATAAAACGCCAGCGTAAGCAAGCGCGGCAGCTCCAGCCGCAGCAAATGCGGCTCCCGCTTTAATGCCGAAGCTACCTAATTTAGTTCCGAACGAATCGGTATCGTCGCCCGCTTGAGTCAGTCCCTTTTTAAGGTTATCGACGTCCGCAAGGATCGAGAGCTTAAGCGTTCTTGATCCGTCAGCCATTAGTCGAACCTCTTAACTATTGTAGTGAAAGCCTTTTCCCACTCAGCGATTAGATAGCTTTGCTCAGCTCTTAAAGTTGGGTAAATAAAATATCCCGTCGATCCTCGCCCGGTTGATCCCGACCAAATCGGAAATTGCTTAAATTTATTTGATCCAAATTCTGAGCCGCCCCATAATTGCTGGGTCGTAGCGCCGCCGCTGAATTTTTGAGCTGCATAACCGAAACCGATTTCGCCAATTTTGGACGACTTACTAACTCGCGAACCCTCAGCGATTCGACTAGCTACCGGAGCCGAATTTAATTGACTAGCTGCCGAAATGACTTTAGCTTGTAAATAACTAGCAAGCGCTCCCGATTGAGTTTTCGCTTGAGATATGGCTTCATCGTCCATAGCCTTAAACGCCCCAGTAATGGCGCGAAGTTCGGCTTTGTCGTACTGGACGACTTCCTTACTTTCCGCCATTTCG